TGATACGGGTACGGACTTACTTAGATGCCAACTGTTCTTTTCCATACTAATCTGCTGCAGCTATGGTGTTGCCAGCGTCTACCCATTCAAGTATGGCTGCGTAGTGACGGTTAGCTGTGTCCATTGGTATTGACATCATGACTCCTCCAATATCTGCGTGTACTGCATTGTTATTACCATCAAAATCTATCATATACCTTGCTGAATTAATTATCATAATAATCTCCTATAGTTCTATGTCAGCAGTAAAATTGTATCCGTACTGTACGGAGTTGGCTGTCAAAGCATCAGTACCTGTAAATGATGCAATTCCATTTTGAGTCCACCATACTTGACTAGGAGTATAACCAAGCACTGTATTATTACCAACATTTATTATTGAATTAGAAGTTCCTTCACGATCATAAATTACTACAGTAGGTGTAGCTCTCATTGTCACAGGGAAATCAACACCTGCTACTAAATTTGTACCAGCAGTAGCATGACCAATAGTTGCACCGGGATAACTAAGCCTTTCTTTTTTATAATAGTACCTCTGACACAAAGCCAATTCTTCCCCAAAGGAACGATGCTCAAAGTTTGTAGCTTGTGAGCCAACTTCTAGTTGTACTCCAGTTATGAAAAACTCGTTGTCAGTGCTGCTGAAGAATGAAGATATACCTACTGCTCTATTAGCCTGTGCTAATGCTCCCCAAGTTTGTTGAAGTGTACCACTTGTTCTATCTGAACCAGAATGTAGCCAGATATTTAGCTCCAAACTATTACCATTATCATCATCAAATGCTCCAGTTGTATCAGCAGGAAAAATCATTTCAACACGAGTCCAATCTGTTGTAACAGCAAATGTTTTACCAACGTGCCTATTACTATTGTCATTGTCCATAATTTCTGCAACGTAAGTAGCACTTGCATTACCTTTGACATAAAAACTTAAAGCATACTTTTTTGCATCAGAAGTTCCTTTAGCAAACACTTGTACGTCTTGACCTTCTATTCTTTGACGCAATAGAAAAAACTCATTTGATGCAATAGACGCATCCGCTGTAGTACAATCTAATTTTATACAATTAGCAAATCCACTAGGGCCGTCAGCAGTTTGTGTCATTGTGTAACGACCTGCTGTGGCTGTTTGTGAAACAGAAAACCTATCGCAGGTTGGGAATGAATCAGCTGCTCCTCCTAAACCTGTTTCACTTGTTGCTCTCTGTGCCACCTGCATTGCCCCATTGGTCACTAAGTTCTTCCTGCCTGACGGTTGGTTCGTTAGTGTCTCACCTGCCTTGGCTAACTCTGCTGCTTTACTCATGCTAAATCTCCCATTACTAAACAAGCCATGTTTTGGTTAGCGTCTTCAAGAGTCATGCCTGAACCTGTTTGTTTTTTATTCATCATACCATACCCTGTTGTAGCTTGTGCAACAGCTTGGTCAATATTACAAACAAACACACCACTTCCATCTTGTTTATCATCTCCTCCAAATATACAAGCATAACTCGTATTAGCCATATCATTTGCTATAGCTATAGTGGCTTTACCTTGTGCGGCATCTGTAGAGGATGTAGTATTATATGAATCTACAACAGTCATGCTACTACCAGAAACTCTTACCCACTGTTTACCTAACCCCTGAACTAAATTTTGAGTTACAGCACCACCTTCTGAGTCAAATATAGCGTTTTCTCCTACTGTATGTATGCCTGTAACTGCTAATGTTCCTGCGACACCTAAATTTCCTGCCATCGTAACATTTACTGTGCCAGTAGGTATTTCTATAACGTCTGCATCTGCGTCATTCTTTATAGTAACATCGTTAGTAGAACCCTGCCCTGTAAGTATCAGACCTTCAGCAGCAGTATATCCTATAGCTGCATTGTCACCTGCTGCTGTATCACCTTGAGCATTAAGAGTAGCAGTTGCTGTAATGTCAGTTGCACTAAGGTTTCCGCTAAATGCACCGCCATCTTTTTTGCTCACAGAATCTGCTACACTAAATATGTCATGCACTAGCAACTCTAATGTGTCATCTACGGATGCACCTTGTACTAGTACAACTGATGTACCTGTTGTGGCTGCATAATCTGTGGCTGGAACTAAGAGTACACCATTCTGATATACGTCCATGTATAATGTGTCTGTGTAGGCTAGTGAAATACCTGCGTCATCGTTGCCAGTAAAGCTCGTTTGTCCTGCAGTAGCGGTATAAATAAACCTGCTACGTACTCCTAGTTCTGGTCCTCGTCCTATATATGGCATTTTATATCTTTCATTTTTATTTTACCCTATGGTTATGCTACTAAGTACCCAGAGAATCTTGAGTTTACTCCAATGTCAGATTGGGCATCTGTTCCGTCTAGTTGTATGACAACTGCACTAGCAGTATCATTTGCATCCATGTCTGCTAAAGCACTTATAGTAAGAGTAATAGGTTGAGCAAAATCAGTACTAGCGTGTTGTTTGGCATCCCAAAGATTGTTGTACTCACGATTACTAGTAAGTATCCTAGCTTGATAATAAGTTGCAGCAACATCCCAGTTAAGTATCTGCACACTAAGATTAAACTGGTATTTTCCAGTTACAGGTGCTGTAAAAACATTTGAAGCAAAGTCTGAATTTAAGTCAAAGATTTCTGTACCAAGTACAACCGTAACAGCAGTGTCCTTAGAAAAATTATTCTGCTGACTTGCAGGTGTAGCTAAAAACGCTGGTTGCAATGTTTTAGTAATTATACCAGCATCACTAATAACCATATTGCTTATGCCGCTGCCTCTTACTTTAGTTAGTGCCATCTATCTATCCTTTATGCGTAAGGGCTGTCGCCTAGTACTGATGTATCCCAAGCTGCTGTAAGTTCAGATATACTTGAGGCTGCATCAATAGCTGATGCTTTAGTTGCATCTCGTAGTGCTTTCTTTTTAGCTACACTAGCTGCTCTAGCTGATGCGTCATCATTCTCTAAGGCCATCATAAACGCTACATCTTCTGATGCTAGTAGAGGTGTACGAGCTTCTTTAATTTTGCTTTTAAATAACTCTTTAGCAACAGAAAGATCTTCTTTCATTACGTCACCTTCAAGTGTCCACGCACCTCTGAAGTCTCTATTCTTTGGCATTGTTATTTTTGATGCATCAGCAGAGTTGCCGTCTTTATCTGAGATCATTGATTTTGTTGCTGGTTTAGCCATAATACTTTTCCTTTTTTATGCTGCTACTTTTAATTCAGGGTTTATCTTCCAAGCATTACGCCATTCCCGTGTAGGAGGAAGTTGATCCTTTTTACATATTACCATCTTAGGTTGATTGCCTGTATCCCACTCACGCCATACACTTTCAGGTATGTCTTTCTTTATGAGATACTCTATTGCTTCTTCTTCAGTCATAGGACCAATAGGTTTCATGTTGTGCAATAACTCTGGTCCTCTAGTGTGCTTCACAAAGTCAGGCTTTGCTTCGTCTTTCTTGAGTTCCCAGTATGATGATACAGGTGGTAGTATCCCACCTTGTAATGCACATGCCATCCAGTTAGGGTCAGGGTGTAGTACTTTAGCGCACTCATCCATGCTGTCCTCGTAGACTACACAGTACTCTGATCTATACATCTCTAGGTTTTCTTTAGCCCAGCTTAATCTGTTCCATAAGTGTGTGCCTTGAAACTCAGGTGTGTTTATCATGCTAAGTCTCCGTGTGTAGTTCCCGTAGCTATGTCATAGTCTGTAGCTGTTCCAGCATCAGATTGAGTTTGCATCCTGTATTGAGATGTTATAATTTCTGCTAATGAACCTAAATGTGTAAATAAATTTGATCCACCAACAGCGCAATTAGAAACGGAGGAGTGTTGAGTTGCTGCCATATTGTTTGTAAAAACTACATCCGTTCTTCCTACTCCGTCATCCGTTAAACTACCAACATTAAAACTGTCTACTATTGTATGGGTGTTGCTAGAAATAGTAGCACATATCCAAGATTTAGCTAACCCCTGAGTAACATCTGTAGTAGCTGATCCTTCACCTGTAAGTGTCAGCGTACCTGTTGTACTGGCATCAAATACTCTGCCGTTTAGTTCTAGTACGCTCATGCTAAATCTCCACTTACTTGTGTTGATATGTTGTTTGCATCAGAAAATGCATCAGCAACAGACTCACTACTGCCCAATACTGAATGTACTGCAAAAATAGTGGCAGTTCTTATTGCACCAGATCTGTTGGTAAGCAGGGTTGACCTTGGGTCTGCAGTTCCATCCTCTTCGTGCATACTTGTTCCGCTTATGGAATAACCAACACTAGCCATGTCATTAGCAATGGTAACTCTATAATTTCCTGTAGCATCATCAGTAATACTAGTTACATTAAAACTATCACGAGCTGCTATTGTTCCTGTTCCATTAAAGTTAATCCAACATTTAGCTAACCCTTGCTGTATGCTTGTTTGTGCTGAACCTTCACCTCTAATCGTAAGAGAGTTAGCTGATGCGCTCACTACAGGCGTAGAGCCTATTGTTATATTGGCTGCTGTACTTAGCCCAGTAATTGTGTTTGTTACTAATGTACTCATGC